GAAAGAATGAGCATCCTCCTCTACGCGGCAATCTCCATCGTCGTCGTCAACGTCTTCGCCGCCGTCATCTACACCTACCTGCACCGTGGTGCAGGCCTCGCCATCTCCCTCGTCGGGACCATCCTCGTGTGTATCGGTCTCATATATGCTACCCTCAACGACGTCCCTGCGTCCGAGCCGGCCCCCGACATCACAACCGATATCACAGCACCTTCTCCGACACCTACGACCACACCTGACCAGCCCCATACCCTTCACCCCAGTCTGGACCCCGCCAACGTTTCACGTGAAACGCCCTCCCCCTCTGCGACGCCGAGCAAGCGGCCCGCCTACACCGATGTGCGACCCAGCCGCGCCAAGAAAGCGCCTGTCCATCGCCGCCACTTCGACGACCGCGAGAAGGAGCTGCAGACAGAACAGCGTGGAACCGAACCCGGCGCCGGCGGATGCGACGACATCGCAGCAGGCGGGTGCAAGTGACATGGACGTGCCCCACAAGGTCATACTCCTGTGCACATTCACTCCGATGCTCGCGCTGATTTGGTACGTCGCCTACATGGATATCGTCCGCGAGAAGAACCTCAAACTCGGCGCTGCAGTACTCTCCTTCATCTCATGCCTCACAACACTCATACTGACAGGAACGATAGCCGGATGGATACGATGATCAGCTCCGCGCTCATAGCGCTAGACGAGCACCTCTACCACAGCCTCCCCCACCACTCCCACATCGCCGGCACCTTCGGCTGGCACATCGCCCACGACAACGTCTACGTCACCGACACCCTCCGCGACGACGCCCCCGTCCTCGCCGTCATCCCCCTCGTCTACGAGGGAAACGACTGGGACGCCTCCATGATCGGGTGGGTCGCCGCCCCCGTCAAGGCCTATGGCAACGAGAGAATCTTCTTCTACCACCTGCTCATGACCCGCATATCCGAATTCGCCTCCGAGTACCGCCTGACCCCCACCCCCGCCGCCTGACATACCCCAAATCGTCACGAGAAGGCCCCTAGCGAGCTGCTAGGGGCCTCCCCTGTAGGGTCGCCTAGGCAGGGCACTGAAAAGCCCTGAGAAGCGAATCTAGCGCGTATTAGCGGCGGCCAGGGCCACGCCCAGGAAACCCGCCAGTGCCGGCGCGACCAGCGCCGCCTGTTCGCCCGTCAGCCACCCGCACGCCGTCGCCACGGGGATCAGCCCCGTCAGCGCCCGATACAGGTACTTGCGCACCGCCAGGTAGCGCGTGGAGCCTGTCGCGTCCACTAAACCGCCGTCGCCGGCCGGCCTGCCATCCTCCTTCACGGCCTCCGCGGCGGCCTTCGCCGCCGCAGCCCGCTGTTCGGCCGTCACGCCGTCGTCGACGTCCAGATGCTTAGCCATTACCCTTCTTCACCTCCGCTTGGATATCGTTCAGCTTCGTGACGACCTCTTCCAGCGCATTGTGGCTGGCGGCCGGATAGCCGAAGCCCCAGCCCGGCACCGTCAACATGTCATTGACCTTCGCCACCGTCGCGTTTACGCCGTCCACGGCGTCCCGAAGGCCCTGCACGGCCTTCTGCAGGTCGCCCAGCGTATTCTGCGTCGCCGCCGGGTAGCCGAAGCCCTCCCCCGGCACTTTGACGTTCTCATACAGCCAGCTGAGCATGTTGTGCTCGTCAGGTGTCAAATCGTCCTCCTTTACCTGTGCGTCGTCCGGGATGAACCTCCGGACCATGATGATATTCGCCGAGCCCGTCAGAGACCGGTCCGACAGCGAGTGCAGCCTCGGGCCACGGCCCGGACCGCCGTGCCCCCACGTGTACATGCCCCCGGCGTAGAGCTCCACGTGGCTTATCCGCCCCGCGAAAGCGCCCGAATGCCAGCCCATGCAGATGATATCCGCCGGGCGCATGACGTCCTCGTCCAGTTCGCGCCAACTAGAGCACGACTGCACGGCGGACCCATTCTGTGCGATATTGAAACTCCGCTCGCCGATCTCTATCCCCGCGCACTGCCGGTAAGCCTGCGCTATCGTAGAGCTGCAGTCCCCCCAGCCGTAGCGCTCCGGGTCCCGGCGGCGGTAGTCATTCGTGTAGCCGAAGTCACCGTCGTGCTTCGCCATCCACGCCACTATGGCCATCCGCACATCGCGTGCATGACTCAATGGCGTTCAACCTCCTTTCGATAAGATCCAGTCTCGTCTCAAGCAACGTGAGCCGCTCAAGTATCCCCGGGCGCCTTTCGGCGCCCGGGCGCTCTTCCTCCCCCATCATGTCGTCGACGAAATGGAGAAAACGGCGGGCCTTCGGAGTGAGCGCGGCCACCAGCGGCAACACCACCGCCAGGGCCGTCCCGAAGCCCGTCAATACTGATTCGGTCATAACCCCCTATACACCTCCTTGACGAATAGATTGCGCGTTGTCAACGCGTCAAATCTCACACACCCGCGAGCAAACGAATCGCGGATGTTCTTCATGTACGGGTCCCGCGGTTGCAGTAGCCTCGTCCCCTCGTCCACGCGGCGCGGGTCCAGCGTGTACAGGTTCGGCGCCTTCGTCACGCCCTCCGTCACATACCACGTCGACCAGTCCCGGCCCAGCCAAAACGACAACGGGCGCGACCCGCCGACAATCGTCAGCGAATACACCGCCGACGGCGGTTTCGCCTCCACCATCTCCACGCCCTCGTCCCGAAACGACGAGTCGATCATGTAGCGGGAATTCTCGTCGTCTTGGCGGCGAAGGAACGCGCCGAACTTCGTCTTCGACACCTGATCCGCGAACTCCTCCGACCGGTCCGTGTGCACAGCCCAGAATCGGTCCGGGCCCGGCTCCACCGTGAACTCGGCCGTCGGCACGATCCCATACTTGACGTAGTAGGGGTTCGTCAGCGAAAAGGCGTTCGCCAGGAAATAGACCTGCACCCGGTCGTCCCAGCGGTCCACCGTCGAATACAGGCCTTCGAAAATACTCGCTTCGTCCGGCAGATAGTGGGTGGCGCCCTTCTCAAGGATGAACTCGTCGAAGATGATGTGCTTGACCCGCTTGAGTGAGACCGACTTGAGCATTTGCGCCGCCGACAAGTAGACGACCTGGCCGATCGGCGTCCCGCCCTTCACGCCCCCGAGAAAGGCCGTCTTACCCCTCACGGCGAGGTCGACGCCTGAGAACTCCCAGCGGACGTCGTCGAAGAACGTCTTGAACGTCGCCGCCTCGCCTTTGAACCGGCGCAGGTAGATGAACTCGTCGCCGCCCTCGATAGCCTTCTTTATCACCCTCTTCTTGAAGGCATACGTCTTCCCTCTGCCGCGGGCACCCGTCACGAAGGCCCACGGCGTATTATAGGAAAGGATCCGGGACGGGTCATAGTAGGTCAGCTGTGCGCCCTCAGTCATTGATGTAGCGTTTGACACACCAACCGATCCCCCTCGTGTCGCGGATGAACTTCGACAAACTGTTCTCGTGCGGCCCCGGTACTTCGCCATTCAGTCCGCCGCCGTGCCCCCATGTGAGGTCGCCCCCGGCGTACATCTCCACATGGTCGACACCGACGCGCCCAGACCCCCAGTCGTAGAACACCAAGTCACCTGGTTTCATGAGGCCTAATTGCTGTGCGGAGATGGACTTCGCTGTGTTCCAGTTGATGACGAACACGCCGTGTCCGTTCGCCGACTGCGCGACCGTATTGCCACCGATGTCAATGCCGCACACGTCCAGGTAGGCGCGCCGGCAGGTAGAGCTACAGTCCCCGACGCCGGACCTGTCCGGGTCCAGCCTCCCCGCCCCGTTGCTGTACCTGAATCTGTTCTTACGCGACGCCATCCAATACACAAGCTTCTGGCGTGTCTCCGACGTCCCCGGCGCTAGCCCGCCGCCCCCGCCAGTGCCCGGGGCGCCGTTCTGTCCACCGGGGGCAGTGTTCGTCGGCGGCGGAGTCCCCGCCCCTCCCGGGCCTGCCACATACTGGCCCCACCCCGTCGGCGCACACTGAACCTGTTTGCCGTCCGCCATGTGAGCGACGACGACGTTCCCCCACGCCTCCACACGGGCCAGCTGCCCCGCCGAGCTGTTGTTGGCCAGCGGCTGGTTGGCACCCGGGCCGCCGTTGCCGCCGTCGCCCTGCGTCGGGTTCGACGGGGCCGCACCCGGCGGACCGGCGATGTCCACGCCATCCGAGTTCCACGCCTTGATGATGTTGTAGGCGGTGTTATAGCGGTTCCTGTACCGGCCGAAGATCGGCTCATTGAGCGTCGCGGAATGCCACCTGTCAAGCGTCGCCGGCCCTATCTGGTTGGCGATCCGCATCGCCCTCACCGGGGTTTGATGGTAGGCGACGAAGAAGAAGATCATCGACTGGGTATCCCTGTCAGGGTCGAACCCGAACTTGCGGGCTATCGCCACGTAGGCTTCCAGGTCCTCAGCCATTTGCTTCTGTTGTATTTTGTAGCAGGCGCGGAGCACCGGCTTGACCTGTCCATCCATATAGTTCGGCAGGTAGTAGTTGGGCCAGTCCGTGTTGTTCGCGTCCACGCGGGAGCGCAGCTCTGCGGGCAGCTTCGCATACTCGTCGGGCGCCTCCCGCTTGATGCGCGCGAGGAGGTTATAGGCGCGGCCCCCGAACCACTGTCCGATCCCAATCGTAATCGGGTCTTTATGGTTGATGTCGTCATACCTCATCCCCGATTCGACGGTGCCGATCGCCTTGATGGCCACCCCTTTGGCTTTCGCATCCCACGCCATGCTTGTGCGCCTCCTGCCTTATTGGAGGGGCCCGCCCTTAGGGCGGGCCCCTCATTTCACGTGAAACGGTTACAGCACTGACCAGGTGGCGCTGATGCTCAGATTGCCCGACCACCCTTTCCAGGTCTGCAGATGCTGGTTGGGGTGAACCTGGAACGGGATGTCATCCGTCCCCGACGTCCCACCGCGCGCGTTCGCGTTGACGTCGGCGCGGGGCGCCGCCCACTCGGGGATCATGCCGAGGTCGGCGCCGACGGCGATCGACTGGCCCGAGATGACCCCGGAGAGTGAGACGATTCCGCCGTTCAGGCGCAGCGTCAGCGGCGTTTCCGTGTGGGACGCGCCCCCGGACAGGCCGACCCGGTAGTTCTGCGACACGGGCACCGGCTCGTTACCGTACTGCAGATAGTTGCCGGCGAGCGTGGCGAAACGCGTGTCGCCCGTCGAATTCAGGTGAATCTCGCCCTCCGTGAAGTACTTGCTGTACCCCAAGCACCAAAACTCGGTGCCGACGTACTCCGCACCATAGTTGCCGCACACCTCTTGAAGGGTGGAGAGACAGTTCGCCAAACCGTTCTTCGACTTCAACAGCGCGTGCAGGTTACTCCACGCCCACACGGCGGAGAAGACGACGATGCGGGCGTTCGGGAACGCCCGACGGGCGTCCGTTATAAGGCTCACGATGCCGTTGTAGACGTCTTTGCCCGCCATGGCGTCGTTTCCACAATCGGCGATGATGACGTACTTGACGTCGTTGTTGCTGAAACTGCCGTCCGCGATCGCCCTGTTGAGTTGGACGGAGAAGTTGTTGGCGCCGTCCGTCATCCCAGTCCCGCCGACGGCGAAGTTCTTCTCCGTGATGCCCATCGCCTTACACATGAGCGTCGGCCACTTGCCCTGGGTGACATTGGAGGTGCCGACGATGACGGCGCACACATCAGGGGTCGCGGCATTCTTTAGCATGTAACGGGAGTCCGACTGCGCCTTCGTGTAGCGGTCGTTCACCTTCGCGAACAAGTCGTCATAGCACTTCGCCACCTGACTGGCGGCGTCCGCCTTCGCCCGAGACTCGGCCTCCCCAATCTTCTGGTCGATTTGGACGACGACCTTGTGGTCGGCGTCGACAGTCGTCTCCGCCTGCTTAATCCGGGTCTCCATGCTGTTGAACTTGGACGTGTCCTCCTGTGCGCGCACGTCCAGTCTGTGCATGTCGCCGTTGTAGTCGCCCCTCCACGTTGGCTTGTCGGTGTCGATGAACTGGCTGAGGCCCAACGCCTCCGTCTTGTTCGTGCTCGCCATGTTTGGTTCTCCTTAATTCCGTAGGCTGTGTCAGCGGGTTGCGTGGTCGGTCTTGTATTCGGGGTCCAGGTCCCACTGGCGGGCCGTCCAGTTGGCCTCGTCCAGCGCCTGAGCCGTCGCCCCGATGTCATCGGCGCCCTTGGCGAACCTGGCTTGTGTGCGCACATTGTCGTAGAGCACGGCCAGCACCTCCGAGACGGTTCTGTCTGTGCGCCCCCACACGGGGTCGGCGACGATCATGTCTTTGGCGCCTCGCTGCGCCAAGCGCCGGTAGAGCGCGTCGATCGCCCGGGCGATCTTGTCGTCCGTCTCCTTGCGCAGGCGCGATTCCAGGTCGATCAGGCGTGCATCGATGTCGTTGGCGAGTGCCACGACCCTATTGACCGTGTCAATGATCCGCTTGTAATTCTGGATCAGGTCTTCCAGCACCTCTTGATAGGAATACGCTTCGCGCTCCGCGAAAGGCGTGATGTTCGTCAGCGGAGTGTTCTGCAGGTCGAAGAACGGGACGTTGTTTATAGGCATGCGGCCTCCTTCATTAGATCCAATAGCCCCAGCCCCACATGGCGCCGAAGCCCATGTACATGTCGCCACCGACGTAGTTGTCGTTGGACGTCCACAGGCCGAAGAACAAGTCGGCGAGCTCACCGAGCACCATGCGGTCGACGTTAATCAGGCTCGCCCTGTACTCCATGATCAGCGACGATGCCGACTGGGAGCGGCCCGTCGAATGCGACGTGGCGTGCGTCGTCTCGTCGCCCTTCGCACTAGATTTCGACGTGTTGTCGGTCTTGGACGCGCCCTCCGTTCTGCCGTTCGACTTGTTCCCAGACACGGCGTAGTCGCCTTGCTGGTTGATCGCCGTGTCAGGGTAGCGCATGTCCCGCGCATCCGACTCGGCCGCGCCTGAGGTCCGGTTCTCCGTCGTCCCCGAGCCTTCGTTGCTGGATGACGACGTGTGCGTGCCATCGGAGACCGACGAGACGTCCATGGTGGACAGCGGGTCGAACTTGATCCGCGTCGATTCATACAGCTGGTTGTAGTAGGGCATGACCAGCTCTAGCCGGTGCCTCAACTGGTGTGCGAACATGGCGACTGTCTCGTAGGCGGTCTCCCGGAACCAGTAGTGGTCTTTGATCATCTTGTTCAGATGCGGCCTGTAGGCTTCGTCGAAGATCGGGTACGCCTCCAAGCCGAGCTCGGCGTCGCTGTATCGGGCGCACACGTCCCTGAGCTCTATCGTGAAGTCAGCCATCGAAGCCCTCCCCCAAGTCGTTGATGCCGCGCACCTGCTCCCGACTGTGCCGCCAATGCACGGACACATTCAGGCCATACCGCTCGTTGATGGCGTCCGCGGCCTCCTGGCGGGCGCCGATCGCCACGCCACGGAACGCCGCGGTTTGGCCCTGGACCGCCTCCACCTCGTCGTCGACGAGCCGCTCCTTCTTGTCCGGCGGGGCGCATTGGATGCCGAGCGCGAGCATCGCGTCGTCCCATATCTCCTTCTTGACGCGGATCGCGTCCGATATCGCGCTCGGCGACTGCCTGTTGTCCAGGGCCTGAACCGACTCGGCCAGACCGCGGCCCATGTCGTCTTTGACGGTGAAGATCACCGGTTGGCCTTCGGCCACCTGCCTGTAGAAGTTCTCCCCGGCCAGTCGCTGTTCCTGGCTGAGCGCCAGGATCATCGGGCTGCGCGAGTTGAGGGCGTTGACGCGCACCGTCTCGGTGGCCTCCGCCAGGGCGGCCGCATAGTAGTTGACGACCCACTGGTCGTTGACCCGGTTCCTGTTCGTCCAAATCGGGACGCAGTCCTTCGACGATATTTCCCGGTTGATGTACCGGTTGCCGGTTACGCGGAACGTCTTCGGGTCGCCGTAGACGTCCACGTCGCCGGTGCCGGCGGCGTGCAGCGCGAAGAAGGCGTGCAGGCGGGGTTCTTCGAAGAAGACCGCGAGGCCGTACCGGTGCAGCACACGCTCCAAGTAGCGTTCGTTGACAGTCTCGGGCAGGCCGTCCCATACGAACCGCGCTTCGGCCAGACCCCACAGCATATTCTGGTAGAGCATGAACTCGCCGCCGCGCACGGCCTTCGCCCTATTGGGGCGGAAACGGCCGTCGTTCATCCGGGACGGCTCCACGCCCCCGATCAGGTCGCCGTTCGTCAAACCCTTCGTGCTCGGCATTATAGCTGCACCACTTTCTTCGGACCGTTATCGAACAGATGCATCTCCGTTATCTCCTTCGGCTCGTCCCATACGGTGACTCCTTTCTCGAATATGCCGCGGATCGTCTCGGCGTGCATCTGCGGCACGGACGGGGCGTCTATACGGCAGTCCGCCAGCTTCCAGTACGTGAAATGCGTCATGAGCGTCAAATTGTAGGCGGCCATGTCGATAGTGCGGTTGCAGCGGTAGCCGAACCTCGCGAAGTGCTCGGCGATGGTCTGGATCGCGCCCCTGTGTGGCGTCTTGAGCCGCACATCCACCATCCACCCGGTGGTGGCGATCATGAAAGCGTCGCCTCCGATTTGCCCGGAGATAGAGGGCTGCACCATCCTCGTGTCTTGTATCTTCGCTTTCAGGCCGGCCAGGGTGTTCGAATAGTCGCCCTTCGCCACCATGTCCGCGTACTCTTTGTTGGTGTCCCTGTTGTATGCGGCCTGTGCGTTCTGCAGCCCCGTGAGCTTCGCCGCCAGGTTGTTGGTGATCGCCGTGGACTGGGAGGCGGTGGAGTTGGCCAGGTCGGTCTGTGCGTCCCTCGCGTTCGCGTCGATGTTGTAGTTGGAGTTGGCCATGTAGACGCCCATGCCGGTTCCGACGACACCCTTGACAGCGCCGCCGATGTCTCCCGACAGGAGGCTGCCGATGGCGCCCATGCCGCCTGAGACGCCTTGTTGGATCATGTTGTTCTGCGTGTGGCCCCACGCGGCGTCGTTGGTGATCGCTGTCGACTGGGTTCGGGCCGCATTCGACAGGGCCGTCTGTGCGCCTCTAGCCGTGTTGGAGGCGACCATAGACTGCCTGGCCGTGCCGATCGCATACGACGCCTGGTCGTAAGCCACCTGGTTGCCTTGCAGCGCCTTCTGTTGAGACCAGTCGGCGGACTGGTAGGCGAACGCTATGCTGTGCGCCTGAGATGCCAGCGCGTTGAGACCCGAGTTGTTGGGGATGGAGAACATCGGGAAGTTCGTGAAGAACAGGGAACCGTCCAGGAACGAGTTGGACAGCGGGTTGCCCGTCGTGTTGTCCTCCGACAGGTAGTCGCGCAGCCACACGACGACCCGCGGGCCCGGAGGGGAGAAGTGCTGCAGGCGCGACAGCGTGACTTTGCCGCCGTTCGGCAAGTACTCGGGGTGGACGGCCATAGACTGGCCCTGGTAGTTGGTGAGTTCAATGAACAGGTATGGAGCGGTGACGAGCTTCGTGTAGTTCTTCTGCCAGTCCGCGAAGTGGGTTTTATCGAGTAGTTCGAGGGCGCCGCCGCCGAAGAACGTCCTGTCCTGCCCCCACATGACGTCGCCTTCGTGGCCGGACTTGCGGGACCGGATGATCTTGATCGTGTTCGGGTCGACGCCCTGCCGGTACTTGTCGTGCACGTTGTCGGTGTTGTGCGATGCGATGATCCGGTCGAACATGTTGTCGGGCGTGGGCAGAAGCATGATCATCTGGACGCCCTGGGACACCCACGGGAAAGGCGACATGGCGGTTGCGAAGAACTCGAACGTCGAGATGTCGCGGACGAGGATGATGTCGCACCCGTTGGGTAAGCCTTCGAAGGCGGAGCCTTTCGCCGTCCTCAGGTTCGGGTTCGACTCTCCGCCGGGGTCGTAGGAGAAGTCCGTGGAGGCGACGAGCATGACACAGCACTCGGCGAGAGTGGCGACCGTGTAGCGCTCGCTGTATCGCACCATGTAGTCGGAGCCCAAATCGAGGCCCTCCGCTTCCCGAAGAACGTCGTGTTGGCGTCCTCGCCACGTGGCGGCCACCGGCAGGTGGCCTTGAACGACGAAGGCGTTGCGCAGCTTGACGTTCCCGCAGTACGTCGTCCACACGTCCAGTTGGACGGACAGCGCGGTGGCGTCGGGGGCGATCCTGACGACGTCTTGAATGAAGTAGTAGAAGACCGTGGGTCGTTCTTTGTCGCGATGAAGCTTGGATATCTTCGGGTTGACGACCCTGATGTAGTTGTATTTGACGCACGTGGAGAACGGCTCGTCAAGGACAACTTGCGAGCCGTAATCGATGGTCTGCGCGTTCTTTAGCGTGAGATGGTGTGCGTCCGGCCGGTCGATATACGAGGACCTGTGCGCGTAATCGCGCCACTGGACGATGTCCCTGTAGGCGGAGTCCCACGCCACCGTGGTGAGCGTGACTTCGGCCCCAGCGGACCATTCGCTGGCATTCGGCATGCGCACACACATCCTTACGTGTATCGGGAGGGGCGCCGGGAGAGAGAAGGTAAGAGACCGGCGCCCCTCAGGGGCCCTTACTTGACAGTGATGACGTAGGGGCCGTAGGAGACGCCGTCGGCTCCTGTGACGGCGACGGTCACCTTGTAGGCTCCGTTCTCGCCGTTGGCGGTCTCGACCGTGTAGTCGATGTTCCGCCCGTGTGCGAACGTGTTGTTCTGCACGTCGTTGATCAGCGTGTCTTTCTTAGCCCGCGTGACGGTGTATTCCTTGGTTTCGGGTGTGAAGGACTTGCCGATCGACCGGCCGAGCACGGTGAGGCCGGTGACGGACGACTTGCGGTCGGGCCAAGCAGGCACGTCGTCGCCGGCCGTGACGGCGAAGGCGCCGTCCTTGGATGCCGCGTCGCATTCGACGTGGACCTTGACCGGGCCCTTTTCGAGTCGCCCGACGAAGAGCGCGCCGCTGGACGAGACGGACGTGTGGTTGTCGGTCGCAGAGCTGATCGTCCACTTGAGGGCGGGGTTGCCACCGCCACCTGTGACGGATTCGACGGCGAGCCGGTAGACGCCGCCCTTATCGAGCGATGCAGGCTGGGTGCCGTCGGCCGCGTAGCATTCGATGTTGCCGATTTCGGTGACGGGCGGCGTGATTTCGATGACTTCGTCGTCGGCGCCGGTCCAAAACATCGCCGTAGGCGCGAAACGCGAACAGGAGATAGTCTGATGATGGTGGTAGAACACGTTGTAGGTGTTCGGGTCGGTGGGCACGTCGATCGTGTTGGTCTGGATCAGGTGGTCGTAGACCTGGAAGAAGTTCTTGTCGACGACGGCTGCCTGGAACTTGCTGTTGGGCACGAAGCGCTGCGGAATTTCGACGATCCTGTACTGGACGTCGGCGCGGTCGATATTGAATGCCCACGCGAGAGCCTCCACGTCCAGCGCGGCCCTGACGGCCGGCGTGGTCAGGAGGATCATGTCACTCGGGTCGGAGTGGACGGGCATGCGAGCCGGGTTGTAGGCGGTGGACTTGAACGCCATCTCGCCGGCGATGGTGCGCAGCTTGCGCAGAAGCTCAGTGGCGTCTTCCCGGGCGGAGCTGGAGCGGGCGACGTCGGGCACGTGCACGTGGTAGAAGCCTCCACGCACCTCGTATTTCCCGAGAAGAGTGGCCATGAGCGTGAACTCGTCCCACTGGTCTGACTCGTAGGGCGCCTGTGTCTGGCGGTCAATGAGCTCAGCGACGTCGCCGCCGTTGAGGAACGCAGACTTGATCAGTGCCTTCTCCACGGAGACCTTGTAGCGGTCCATGCGGTTCTTGGTGTGGAAGGCCGTCTCTACGCGGAAGTCCTCGCGACCGAAGATGAGCTTGGCGTCCACGTCGTCGTTGGGGTCGTAGGCTGCGGCGTTGAGAAGCCCGGTCTGTATCTCTTCGACGCCGTTGCCGTCTTCGATCATGCCCTTCTTGAATTCGGCGAGCGGGTTGTTCCACGACTTCTGTGTGGCGAAGATGGGGACGAGCTGGTTGAGGAGCGACTGGCAGATGGGGTTCCACAGGTCGCGGTGGGACCCGAGATAGTCGAGGGTGCGCTCTATTCCAGCCTGGGTCGGGGCTGGGATGCGCTTCTTGTACCCCATAGCCGCGGCGTTGATCGCGGACTGCAGGAGCTGCGTGTTGGTTGTACCGGGGCGGAGCGCCGGCGCTTTAAGTGCCATGAGTCAGTGGGTCCTTTCGTCAGGCCAGAAGGTCTTCGATTTGCAGGTCTTCGGGATCGATGTCGTCGTCTAGCACGTCTACGTCGGCGGCTTCGTCCAGCGCCTCTTCGGTGATGATCGCCCTCAACTCCCTGCACTCATCCAGCGCCTGTTGCGCGAGCGCGCGAACCTCGTTGATGAGCTCTGACAGGTCGGCTTGGACGTCGTCCTGTGCGGCTTCTACGGGGGTGGCCTCTTCGGGGGCCTCCGTCTCGGTGGTCTCTTCTACGGCCACTCTTCCTCCTTGATGTCTAGGCTTAAGCGGCGGGACGATCCTGCCGTGGTCGAAGGGGTGTCAAATCCATCCGGGGCCGGCAGGTGTCAGCCTGTGACGCCCGGCCGCGGTCTCCGCCGGAGCATGCGAAAGCCCCGCCTGAGACATAGTGTATCACATGTCTCGGGCGGGGCCCGGGGGCGCACAGGCTATAGCGGTGCGGAGCAGGTAGCTCTGTTGAAGTAGCGATAGGGTTTCACGTGCAACGCGAGGCCGTCGGGCGTCGTGACCGACTCGCATGTGGTGAGGGTGTCGTGCTCTAGCAGCCAGTCCCACGGAATGGGCCGTTGCCACGGGGGCCGTTGGAGGCCTGCCATGACGGGTTCTGCGACGTCGTCTCGTTTGACGGCGTAGGAGCGCTTGCCGGCGTAGAAGACGGTGGCGTCGGATTCCCGCTGGGTCCACTGTCCGAGACGCGACCCCTCCGGTGCGCCGGGGACGCCATCCAGCTCCACGTCGTCGGGTCGCACACCGACCAGATGGACGCTGTCGGTGTCACAGTAGACGACGTGCGCGCCATATCGGCGGATCATACGGGACAGGATGAGGCGGCCGTAGGCGGTGATGAACGCGTGCGTCAGGTTGAGCGAGCCAGGAGCGCGTTCCTCCACGCGGTCAATGCGCACGACGTAGCCTCGTTCATCATCGTAGTCCACCCGGTAGACGCACTTAAGGTCTCTAGGCGACATGGATCCGATCAGAGTGACGAGTTCGCGCTTGTGGAGGTCGGCGAACAAGCCGCCTTTCTCTTTACGGCTGTAGATGTCCTCGACGAAGCCGCGGAAGAGACCCGTAGCCGTGCCGTAAGTGAGAACGTCGTAGACGCGGTCATAGTGGAAGCCGGGGTCGCACTCCACGCGACGTAGCCAGTCGACGCTGGTCTCCCACGTCACCTCGTCGCCGACGCTGATGCATGCGACCCACACCCCGGGTAGTGCTTTAATCGGCTCCGGGTCGGAGAAGGGGTTCTGCAGCATTTCCGTCAGCCTGTCGTAGCGCTCCCCGTAGCCGATGGGCATCGGCATGTATGCGAGGACCGCTGGATAGAGGGACGACACGTCCCACACGTCAACGCCTTCGACTTCGCGCCCGACGCAGTCGGGGTCCAACCATACGATGCCGGATCGTATGGGGGAGCGGTCGTCGAAATCGGTCCCGGCGTCAGCTATACGGCGCAGCCCTATCTCGTTGCGGAGATACGCGCAGCACCTCGCCCGTGTGTAGACGGTCCAGTTGGACACGTCCAGGCGGTCTAAGCCGAGCCGCTGGATGACGCGGGCCATGAGGATAGGCTTGAGGTATGGCACGTCGGCAAGATCGCGGCTAACCCTGACTGCATTGACGGCCTGCCTGTACGACGTCGCCGTCATGGCGGAAAGGGACCGGATGATCGTCTTGCCGCGCCCGACGCGCCATTTGACCTCAGTGACCCCCGCGGGGCCTCCCGAGACGCCCACGGCTTTGCCTAAGCGGCGGGCGCCGATGGCGAGGCGGTGAAGCGTTGCCTCGTCGTCCCATACCCAGATGCGCTTGTATGCCGATGCGGCATCGAAGAAGCCGCGGAGTTCGTCGCCCTCGTCGCAGTCGGGCAAGGCGCCGCCGTGGAGTTCGTGCAAGGCGATGTCGGCGTCTACCTCGACTGACATGAGGACCCAGCTGTCGTCGCTCCACACAGAGGCGACGGCCACGTCACTTGGACGGATCGGCTTTGGCATATACGGATAGGATCCCCCGAACGGTGTCCGGCGCATATCTACTACCACTAGCCGCACCCCCTTCCATGCGCACACCGGAGTAGTCCAGCTTGGACAGCTCATACATGTTGCGGATGTGCTTGACGATATCGGTGTGCCGGTGCATGGCGATGAGCGCTTTACGGCCCATGCCCTCGATCATGCGTTCTAGATCGGCGGTGTGCAGCTTAGAGCCACGGAGTTCGGTAAGCAACTCTCTGCGGATGGACTCAGCGCGGCGAACGAGGTAGGGGCCGTTCTCCGTACGGGCCATCTTCTCTTTGATGTCGGCGGCGCGCTTATCGAAGGCGCGTTTATTCTGTTCGCGGAATGCGAGAAGCTGACGTTTGGAGTACTTGGCTCGCATCTGGTCGGCGGACTGCAACGTCTTATCGATGCGTCGTGCAGCGTGGAAGACGGACAGCTCGTCCACGCCCTTCTCGTAGGCGCGACGCTGGGCGATGGTCTGCTTCGTCTCCCGGTGGTTGAGGTGATCGAACGGCTTGTCGACGTCGCGGTAGAAGCGCTCTTGCCGGCGGAGCTGATAGGCGTAGTTGTCCAGTGTATAGGAGTCGACGAGGCCGCCATTCGACGTCAGGTAGTACTGGTTGCCACGGAGGTTGAAGCGCTTGAGACGATCGACGTAGGAAACCAGCTGCTTGTCGGACATAGTCCGCAGTTGGGCGTTGGTGCCGACCCGGGGGTCGAACTCGCTGCCGGCGAGTTCGACCCCCCTCTTGCGGTGTGTGCGCATCTTGCCCATGGCCGTCTTGCGCGCCCTGGCAGCCTCTGCGAGGAGCTCAGACCGTTTCACGGTAAACCTCTACGGCCCGGGATAGGAGTGGCTCATTATATGAGATACGCACAGCCCCCGGGCGGAAGGGGTCAACCCACGTCGTATCGAGGCTGTGGCGGCGCTGGAAGCCGAGGGCGTGGATCTCGCGCCATTCCCTAGAGGGGAGGGCGGCCCACTTGGCGGCCGTTTCGAGGCGGAAAAGGGCGCACACCGTATGGCTTCCGTAGCGGAGTTCGGTGGTGTGGACGCACTCGTCGGCGGAGGGGCTGTCGGACGCGTAGGCCCGGCCGGTGGCGTCGACGTCGAAGGCGCTGTAGGGGCTGTGCTCGATAGCAACGTTCAAGGGGATGAGGGCCAGCGGTCTGGCAGCGCCTACGGCGTCGCATACGACCTGCGGAAGGCGGTAGTAGACGCCGGGTTCTGCGGGTGTGATGGCGGGCGGTAGAAGGATGTACGTCGACAGGGTGGCCGAGCTGGGGCAGAGGTGGCTGGCGCCGCCGGGGTGCCATGGGGCGAGGGGGCACCCGTCCCAGTAGGCGGCGTCGACGAGTGTATCGGTGGGGCCGGCTTCCCCGCGCTGCACAGTGAGGCCAGCTAGGTCTGTTTTCAGGATCGTCTTATTCATGCCTGATCACGGTCCCTAGGGGCCTTGAAGGCGGACACAGCGCGACGGACGCGCCCAATGAAGTCGGGCCGAGCGTTGCCGAATGCGTAGGTGACGACGCGGGTAGGGGCGAGGTTATACTTGCAGGCTATTCCGGCGAGCTCTTTGACGAGGCGATCGCTGTTTTCGTCGCACTGGCGGGAGTAATTGTCGGCGATGGCGATACGCCGTTGATGATACGTGGCGTACGCATACTGTGCTGCATTGTATTCTGGGCTGTCTGACATAGGGA